CACGTGTGGATACGGCCCACAAACTCTTCCTTAAACGCCGGCGATGCCGCCACGAAAAGGATGGCAGCAACTATGAAAAATGCGAGGAATTTGTATGATTCAGGTGTGATGTCGAAGATCGGTACCAGGGCTAGCCCAGCGCAGATAATCAACACCGCCGAGAAAAGCCATTTCCTTTCAGTTTTATAGAAAGTGTTGCTGATTGATGTAGGTATCCCGCAACAAGAAATAAATCCGAGCAGATAGGTAGCCATTATCACGGCAGATAATATTGTGGGAATTAGTTCAATATTCATATGAAGAATGATTAACCGTTTCAACTTTGACTTTCTGTTATCTCATCGTTGACTGTCAGAATCGTTTCGGAGTCATCTGCAATGACAACCCATGCTCCATTCATAAGGGCATAGCATTTACCGTCATTGGGCGGAATGTCTGGCAGTTTTTCCAGTTTGGTCTGCATTGCGCTGATAGTTCTTTTTGCCTCAGCAAGTCCCGATGCGAGCGCTTCAACCGTGGTGCGGTCTGCGAGTTTTCCTGTATCGGGGAGTTCGGTTTTCTTTGCATATATGGCCTCCGCATCGGCTTTTTTCATATATGGTGTAAGATCTACAGTCGCAGTATATTTGCCGATAAGCTCCCATTTGCCATTGACATATAGGTATTCAAGGTATTCGTTTTCCCCCTCTTTCCCGTTGGTATCTTTGATGAGGTAGATTTTGTTCTCTATATCAGCAGTGGGGAGAACATCTACTATCCGGAATAAAGAGACATCGAGAGTGGAGGAGATTGTATTGTCGGAGGAAATGGATATACCCTTGCCGGCAATGAGACGATTCTGTTTGCTGTCAACAGAAGTTTGGGTAGCAAGCCCTTCACTGATAAATGTTCTCAACAAGGACAACAGAAATGCTCCATTGCCTTTATCTTTTGCAAACGGCACCCATTCGTTGCCGTCAAGCTGATTAGCCAATGTCAGTTGGCTAATAGGTAAATCTTTATTTCCCATTTTGATGATATTTTTATTCAAGTATTATTTCGCTTCCGCTAATCCATAGACGTTTCGGGATAGTGCGATGGCACAGACACAGAAGCCGCAGGAATAATTGGAAACGCTTTTGTCCACTATTTTTCAAGTAGCAACTTTTTCCCGTTCTCAAGGAGAAAACAGAAGCCATTTTCTAATGCGAGGGACGGCCCATTTGTGTTTTTGCGTCGCCGTCGATTGCCTAGACCAATCTTATGACGTTCAATGGGGTTGAAAAGTCGTAAAGACAAAAGGCGTATTTCTTCCATTACTTTTCGTTTCATAATCCTTCAATTTTAGCACTAACGACTTCTGTATATGAAGTGAAATGAAGATTGACTCCATTTGGTACATCAATCTCGAAAAGCAAGTCTTTGTATGCTCCTGGACCGAAGTCTTTTAGCAAAACTTCAGCCATACCGTTGATCGAGCCTTTGACTAAGAAAGGTCCGTTTGCTGAGCGATTGACTTCAACCGCGATTGGATTACCTGGTGACATTGCCTCTGATTGCCATTCTTTTCCTGATTTAGTGAATTTCAATTCTGTAGCCATAATTATTCCGTTTTGTGATTAAAGATCTTTTCGATTGCGTCAATGAAAGCGGGTGCACAAAGCTCAGAGAACTTTCTAATAAGTGTACATTCACTGTCATCAAATTCAGTTACGCCATTAGAGTTGTATATTTTCAATGCAAGCGCGTGGGAGGCAATGCCATTTCCCATCTGATATATGACATCAGCGAATTGTGTCCGCAAGTCACAGATGGAGCAGTTCTGATGTGCTATGTCTGTGAATATTTCTATACGAGAGAAATCTATTTCCATAACTATTAATTTTGTCGGTTAATAATTCGTGCAGTGTACTTGAGTGAATAAGAGGTGTCAAAGGCACCGGCCTTATTGGGGTCGTATATCAGGAGAAACACTATTGCGTCACCAGCCTCCATATTAATACTATCGTATCGGCCATTATTCCAATGTGTCAAAGTCGGGTATTTATCGGAGAAGTATGGCTTTTGTTTTGAACCGTTTACAGTGACTTCCTTATTTGTCCTGCCATATACGTCAAACCTATTCGGACTATTCAAATCTGCGACAATAGTAAACTCGATGCAGAATGGAGTGGACGTTCCGATACATAGGGCGTCACGAACATTAGACAAAGTAGGTAATACTACACCTGAGTCTGAACCTGTAGCATACACAATCCACTTGTTATTCTCGGAAACTTTCAGAAAGCCATCGTATATGGTATTATTTGCAGAGATAGTATGTTTGCTATACTTAAAGCCTCCAATCCATCCGTTGAGATTCCCATTTCCAGAACCGAGGAACGCATGATTGATGTCTGCATTCTTTGCAGATAGAAGCATGGCGATATTTCGTCCAAGCCCCCAGAAGTTGTTGGAATCTTCATTTTCAAATCTGGCAACTGCTCTATTCCCTGTGGAGGCTGGCAGGACGTTGCCACCAATCCCGGCAAAAGTCTTATGAATGTCATTACGGAATATTATACTGGCGTCATTGGTAAATTCCGGACCATTAGTCAGGCTTGTGCTTGTAATGTTGAATCCTCCAATTTTGCCGGATGTCGCATTGATATTTCCGGTAATATCGGCTTTTGTGGCTACAAGATTACCAGCTGCGTCAACCCTAAAAGGAGCATCGTCAGGAGTTGAAGAACCGGCCCATATTCTAATCTTCTTTTCATTATTTGAACCGGAAAGTCCGGCAGTTATGGCACCATCGTCATTCGCAATAAGAATCTGATTGGATTGCATTAATGTGATAACGGCATCATCGGCAAGTAGGAATGGGGTGTATAGAGGTTCCAGCGTATTCATAGGCTCCCAATACTCCAACCATGGCTCTGTGCCGTTATTCGTGATTTGCGGAGCGTTGTCTGTGTTAGACGTGTGGGTTTTCTTGCATCTGAACCAAATGGCATGAGAGGCATACATGGTGCTGTCCTTCATCAAATACACCAAATCAATGTATCTGATGCCATCAGTTGTGAGAGCGGAATCATTATGATAATTGAATCCTGTCACAAATTTAGACCTGCGATAGACACATCCCTGGATTCCTTGCTTGCCAGGGCTTCCCGGATTGCCGTTCTGCCCGTCTGCCACTATCGAAACCGTCTCGGACGCAACCTGAACCCGGTCCACTTCAAGCATGAACTTAATCCACGCCATGGTATGTGATGCAGACACGCCAGATAGGTTATACTGCAATTTGTTAGTTGAAGTGCCGTCCTCATAACCGATCTGATAATACAAAGAGCCCTCCGCTGTGGCAACGGGGGCTGCGTTGCCACTTTGCTTGCGTTTCTCGCAGGTCACTGTATTGGGGTACATTCTCCCATCCTGTGCACGTTTAATCTGTGTCGTGGAGGGAATGACCCAGTAGCGGACGGCATCCGAGCCGTCGGTGCCGTCCTTTGCCCTGCGTCTTACCGTGATATGCCCTTGCGCTGAAGCCACTGTTTTAACCTTTTATCGTCTCAACTACAGTTGCGGCAACTTCCTTTGCACGTTTTCTCCATGCTTGGAACGCGGCATACTCATCAAGATATTCTTGCCTCTTTTCGGCTGTGATATCGCTCCCGTTATCTTTCGCCTCAATGAAATTGGCTTGCAAAGCCTGCACATCGTCAGCACTGTAACGGTCATTAACGATGGCACTGACGATATCCGGGTAAGTGCGGCCTATAACATCGACATTCTCGCAGACGTACTGGTTCGGTTCCGGGGCATGTCGTCTGAGTGCTTCCGGTTCGTTTTCGCTTGCAACAGGCTTGTATGGAGCGATGTTAAAGTACACGCGTAGCAACGCGCCCTCCTCATTGCAGATTATTCCGCTTTGGGGGACAATTGGAAAAACATTGTAGCTTATCATATATTCAACTGATTAATGATTATTCAAAATAGAAATCCCAGCGTCCCTTCTCTATGGGTTTCTTCAGCACCCTCGTTTGGATAGGGAGCAGGTTTTGTTCTTTGGCTTGCTTGAGCATTGATTTTATCGTGAACGAGTTGGTGATTATCTTCTTCTCGACTCCACCGTGGAGAATCTTAACTACGACTCTTCCAGGACCATATTGCGTCTTAACTCCTTCCTCATATTCAAGGACGGTTATTTCGTCTTTGACGATTTCCTCAAGGGAAACTTTTTCCACATCGAAAAACTTCTTGCCGTCCTTGGTTTCGATGCGTCCGTTGATACCGTGATCTGCAAAACTCATGTCATTGTTTGTTATTACGTTCCACAAATGGCGGCAGTTGCCCCATTTACACCATCCCCAATAGGATGCGAGGACTTCTTTCCGCCGTTTATTTTCCTTAATTCTCTTCGCTTTTCTGGCAAAACTCTGTTTGATGGACTTGCGCATCCGCACGTTACCGGGCATGAAGCAGTATCCGAGGTAATCAAGAACTCTTCCGCCCCTTGCCGCGCTGCCTTTTGCGCTTCTTTCTCTTCTTTCCATCATCACATCTGTATGCCAATGGCGCAAGTTCAATATTTGCCTTCACTACAAGACCTGTCACCATTTCCGTAAGGAGAATGAAGTCGCGCACTTGCCTCCGCGCCTCGCCTTTTGTCCTGGCGAATCCTACGGTGTCGTCGCTGTAGCGAAAGTAACCTTTCACCATAATCACCTCCTTCATGTGGTGGTCTATCCTGGTCAAGCCGAAGTTGCCGAGAGGTTGACTTATATAGGCTCCAATCGGCACACCTCTCTTTTCGTAATGCCTCTTCTTCAAGCAAATTCTCTATAGTTTGCGAGCTTTCGTAGCTGAGCAGCGTTATATCGACAAGTCTGATGAACATCCTGTCTTTGACCTTGCGTTCAAGTCCACTGCGGATGACATCATGCGGTATCGACTGGTAGTATTTCTTGAAATCGGTTTTCCAAATCCAATGGCAGTCAGGGTTTAGCCGGATGAATTTCTTCACTCGCTTTACTCCGAAATGGAGACCCTTGCCCTTGATGCAGGCGAATGTATCCATTATGAGGCTTCCATATAGGCGAGGTCCGAGCACGAACATGATGTCATGGTGGAGTATTCGCCATGGGAAGTATCTCTGCTTGGCAATCTCTCTTGTTTTCCCGGCATCTGTCTTACGGAACATGACCTCATAATTTGCCGGAGGGAATTTAAGGGTGAGTATCATCATCTGCAGACTGCGCAGATCTTTCTCCTTGCGTTTGTTGTGCCTGCGGATGCCCCGGTTCTCTTTAAGTTTACCTTTCTGAGCCTCGTCATCGGCAATACGCAGGTTAGACATGAGGGCAAGGCGCTCAATCACATAACCCTCGCGTTTCGGGCGCTTCCCTCCACGCTCGGCTATGCGCCGTTCGTAGTCATCGACACGCAGCTGTAATATGCGGTCGATCTCCTCAGGAGATTGTGAAAGGAATTTCCAATCTATCTCCCATACTTTGAGCCTCAGATACTCTTGGTCCGTCATGATTCCAAAATACGACTCTGAAAAATCCTGTTGTTGTATTGCCAAACTCATTGTGTCTTCGCAGACGGTTTATAAAACATTCACGAGGTTCAAAGCTCATGGCTTGCTTGAATGTCCTGCCCGGATGGTTCGAGAGTTGCCTACTAATTCCGCTTGTCCTCAGCAAAAAGGACCTTATCGCTTACGAGATTTTCTGACATCGCCGACGTGGCGCCGGCTACTCCGCTCAGTTCATATCGAGTTAGGAGCGGGGTCAAGGCTCGGGGGATTATATGGAGACGCAGCTTTCGTTGCGTTCATATCAAGTTTGGCGAGAGCCGATGTTCGCGTTCGAGTTCGACCAAGCGTTGTTCGAGTTCGCATAAGCGAGACCGCAATGCGAGCCGTTATTCGCGTTGCCGCCCCAAAGCAGCAGCTCATCCCCCTCTACCTACCGGTCGCGCCTGTCGGCACTCGCTCCGTTCCGTTTGGCGCAGTCCGTCACCGTTTCCGCTGACGTCCCGCATGAATGGAGAGGCGACCGGATTTTGAGGATTTTTCAGTTTGTCAATGTCCGCTGTTCAGCCGGTTGCCCGGCTGGTTAATACTTTTGTTAATTCACTTTGTTTCAGGCGGCAGCCATCAGTTCCTTTCCTGTCATGAACTTCAACTGGCCATAGTAAGCAAGGCGAGAGCCGACGTACGCGTACGAGACCGACCAAGCGTTGTCCGAGGTCGCAAAAGCGAGACCGCAACGCGAGCCGTGACCCGCGCGGCCGCCCCAAAGCAGCACTTGACCGGTATTGTTAGCCCAAGAATAGTCACCCAAATAGCTTGTAGAACCACCTCCGATGGATTTAGGAAAAATGTCAAGTTTATCACCGAGGATAAGTTCATGGATCCATCCTGAAGATGTTACACGTTGGAGCTGGCGGAAATTCCCTGTCGGATGGGTGGCAAGCTCTGCCTGGGTTGGCATACGATTTCCTTCATAGATGTAGATTTCGGTCCCATCTTGAGCTGAGTTGCCAGAGTTCCCGAAATATACGCCCTGCACGAATTGCCAAAACCAACCCCACCAGTCCTCTACACCGAAAAGATTGACGCGGGAGGCATTCGCTCCTGCAGCTACAGTTGACGAGATCTGGGTGAGAGGTATGTTTCCACAGGTATCACCCAGACTCTTTGTCGCGCCAGTCTTGAGATTGGCGGCTGAAGCGACGAAATAGTCCCAGCCCATTTCATTTATGCCGCAGACACCGTAGCCGAGTTGTGACTGGATGTTTGGATTGCCGTATTTGGACAGCCCCATATCCATAAGCCACTTGACATGATCATAATTGACAAGCCCCCATGATTTGCCATTCACCTGTGCGGCAGCCCAAAAGGCATCGATTGTTTTTGTCGCGACCGGGGTGAGCCCTGAGCGGGACACAAGAGCACTACCGGACATTGCTCCAAGATATGCTCCCATGCAAATATATTCGTCATTATGGCAGTTGCCAATATAGGAGCCTCCAATCGGCAGCATGGAAAACCATGCGTAGGTGATGCCTGCTGATGATTCTGTTTTGCCGATGTAGTACAGACGGGGAGCTATAACCATCACATGACCCTTTGATTCGTCGAGGGTAGTGCCGTCTGCGAAAATGCCGGAGTTTGTGCTGGAAAGTTTGGCTGCCTTTCCGTCATTTGTGACGAGATAACGTCCGCACATCGAAGCGTATTCTTGAAACATGCCTCTGTTGCCTATCACGCCCCAAGCCTGAGATGTTTGGTTTTGTTTGCATGGAACGCCCCAAGCGACCTGTCGGAGAAGCTGCTCGTCGCCGCTGTTCATCACATTCATGAGATTGTCAATAGTGATTCTGCGGATAGACCCGCCTACTTCGACAATCACGCTGTTTGTGCGCAATGCAGATGAGACCGACGTTGCTGTAGCAAGATTTTTCTTTGCCATTGTATTGATTATTAAATTGTTAATTGAATTCTACTTCTGCGTGTATTTCCACATCGTTGTTTTCTCCTGTAGTGGGATTGTCAGTGTCGGCAGTCGTCACAGTTATGGTATTAGTGGCGACTCTGCGTTTTTCGGACCAGTTCTTTTTTTCCATAACACGGAGATTCCACACCGCTCCGGCAGGCGTGACAACTGCGTTTGTGCGCATATTCACCACGGATGCAGTAATTACAACTGGAGAGCCTGGCGCAACTTCCTTGTTGGCTGATGTTATTGCAAGTTGGACTTGGAACTCGTCAAGGGTGTCAATTATGCGGACTCCAGCGCGGTATAGGGGAGTGTTTGATGAGCTGTCCTTGTAAAACTCCGCAATGAATAGTTGTGTCCCATCAACGTCATTCCGTCCGATGGTGATACTCTTTTTACCGTTTTGGGCGCTCCACAAGGTGTCATCTTTATACCATTTGACATAGTACGCAGAGATATTATCAGATGTGGAAAGTATTAGCTTTGTGGTGAGAGTGCAGGACGTGACTTCAGCGGTGAGCTGTTCTGTCGAAGCCATAATGAAGCCGATATAACCATTTGCACCAACGGTTTGTATCAATATGTCGATAGATTTGCTGAGATTATATTCAACGCCGCTTATGGTCGCGACACACTCGTACACAAGGGTGTCATTCGCGCAGTTGATCTTGCTTGCAAGATTTTGAACTATCCGAAGGGCACCGGTGGAGACGTTTATCATGAATTTCCCGGTGGAGTCCTTTTTCCAACCGTCTGTTTCGGCTCCATTGAAGTTCAATGCGACGCCGTTGTATTTCCATGTGTGAAATGACAAATCGACGGCATTGCCGCGTGCTGATGTAACCCTTGGCGTAATGATGGGCTGGTTGGCTGCGACAGTCCAATCCGGATTTGGGACACCTGTTTTTTCATCTACACCCTGAAAAAGAGGCACCCCATTAGTGATTTCAAGTGAAATAAAGAAATTATCACCATTCCTTAATCGCTTGATTGTAATACTGCCTTGTGCGCTATATGTGCTCATAATTATTGCGAATTTGAGTTGTTCATTATTAATTTTGCCTCTGTGACAGATACCACCCGACCTTCCAACTGATCAGCGCGTTCTGTTAAGGAGCCTTTTAATGACTGGCTATTCATTATTTCTTTTTCATTCAGATAGATAATGCTATTGCTTACCTTATGCCCGATTTCTGAGAATCCCCAGTCCTGAGCTTTTTTTATGTCTGCTATGACGTATTCCATGACCAGCGAATGTTAATTGAATATTAAATCTGTTCCTGTCTCATCTGTGAATGCGTTGCCGTTTTCATCGGTCGCCACGCTGTGGGCGACTTTATGCTCTGCTTCTACATACACATCAAGCCAGTCATTGGTGTAATTGTTGCCTATCCCGGTGGTTGAAAGAAGAAAAACTGTTTTCTGTCCCTCATTATGAATTTTCCCTGTCAATGTGCTTGAGTCTGTTTTCCATACCATCCGCAGCATGGCTTCTGGGCATTCAACAATGTTCCCATCACAATCGACCATGGCAGTGTCTGCACGTTCCGTATCGGACGGGCTTATGGCTATGCCATTTGTCGGGCGAATTGTAAATGCTTGGTACACACGGTTTACGGAGAACTGTATTTGTGTTACTTCACGATTGTCAACGGAAACTTTTATGAGATAGTCGGCTTTCGTAAGCAAACGCAAGTCGAGTGTGATTTGTGTGTTGTCGAACGATATTACTTCATCGTCGGAAGCGATAAGGTCTGTGAGAGTCAGATCCGAATTCACATGGTAATATTTTAACGTGAATCCGGAAGTCACAGGCTCTTCGCCACGAAAGACGGTAACAGGAATTTTTCGGATATAAGCGTTCTCGTCAGTGGCGGCTAATTGGGCGGCTGCGCTTGCGGAAACAATTCCATGTGCCACTTTGTAGTCATATATCGCTAGTTTGTCCTTGAACACGTCATACTGGATGATTTGCGAATCTCCAATGCCGACAGAGTATTGGTCCTGGCTTTTGACGGAGCTTGACAGGACAATGGGGTCGGTCTCAATCGGGTAGTTTATTCCAGTGCGCTGGTCCACAAGCACAGCCTTAAATACGAGAGAAATTCTTTCGTTAGGTGATAGGTTGCGTTTGATTGTCAGCGCGCCTTTCATCGAGCCGGTTGTGCCGATCTCATATTTCCCATTCCAGTCGGCGACTGTGGCAATATCCACGCCGTCGGATAACCACTTAATGTCAGCAAGGGAGCTGTTGGAATGAGGTTCCGGCCACGAGCCGTCGGACGCGCTGGCAACCACTTGCGGAAGCAGCACAGTCGGGGTCAGCGTCCTGTCTGGCTCGTATTGGTTAATCAGTGTGTTGCATACCTGCACAATCGGGCTGTTTGGCGTGATACACACCATCGACACCGCTACATTAAGCGGAGCAAATTCAAGTCTTATGCGTTTCTTCCCAGATTCCATTGTCAAATTGATAATTGTTGTTCTGCGGCGCTACCGTCGTCAATCTCAGCTTTGAAAGTAAACAGTGTGCTTATGACAAACTGGTTTGTCCCAAGGTCGTTCTCTTCAGCGGTGAAACTTATCTCTATCGTACCGTTGAAGTTTTGGGCTTTGGTTCCGTTGTTCCATGCCTCATCCTCTAACGGATCTCCGGTATCTCTGGTAACAACCCAGTTTATCACACGATCTGTGATTTCTTCCCACCCTCGGTAGACACGACATGTAACAGTTTTCGTTTCTCCGTAAGCAAGAAACGGATCGCCTTGCAAATCAATTTCCATCCTTGGAAACAGAGCTTTCATCTGTTCGATGGTGCCTATCATGTATATGTTGTTCAGATAGGCAGAATAGCCGGTCATATCCATGCCAAAGGCGGCAAGATTGCTCAAATCTCCAAATTGAGCGGCGATGTTGGCTGCCGTGAATTCCCAGTCGTTCACATCTTTGAGATAGCGCTCGTATGTACGGGTTGAATACCTTGCAGTCTGTCTCTCTTTCTTGGAGAAGTTCCCGTAACCTACGAAGTGCATAGCTTCCACCGGATGGAAACGATGCATCCAGTTTGTGGAAATAGGGCGGAGCGCATATCTGAATACCGAGTTGTTGCCTTGGTTCAATATTTCGGTGATGCGGAAATATACTGAGTAGAATCCGGCAAAACGGAAATTACCGATACCGTCATCATAATTGACGGCGGAATTTGTTGAAGTTCTGGCTTCATTGTGGAAGATTCCCATGCATATATCATCCACGTCTACTGCTCCAATTTCGCCGTCTTCAAGATGGAGTGTGACTGTGCCTGTCATAAGCTCGTTGCCGTCACTGTCCTTATCAGGAATGCACTTTAGCACGATGCCTCCGCCGGGTGCCCGCCACTTATTGCCGACCTCAATATTTACGCGGTTATACCGGAGCTCCGGCACTTCGAGAAAACGATGCAGAATGAGGCTCTGCAATTCGCCGTTGCCGTTGCCGTCTATTTTTCCGCCCTGTCCCGTAATACCGGGGATAAAATTGCCAAACTCAACGCCCTCCAAAAACTTAATCAGCTTTTGAGCCGTGTCAGGATCGATTTTGCTTAGGAAATATTCCTCAAACGCCTCGATGATGTCATGAAACATCTTACCGACACGTTCAGCCGTGTTATGCCCCTCAAGCGTCTCATGGCGGATTTGGGAGGCATCACCTAAAAGCTGCTGTTTATTATGGATGGGCATGGCAATATGTTTATCCTATTTTACGAATGGTACAGCCGCCGGTAGATAACACCTTGCGGTTACTGCGATTCCCTAAAAGATTCTTATATTTACAGTAGGCGATACACTCGCTTAAATAGTGGTTTGCAACTTCAAGAGCATTATTATAGCAATCGGAACGCTCTTTACTTGAAATTCCTTGCGAGTAATCTCCCTGCTTTATGACTGTGCCGAAGCGAGTGCTTTGGAAGTCGCCGGTCATGACGTTCTGCGCATAAACGAAATAAGACAGAGCTACTTTGAGCCCTACAAAAGAATGTATGTTGTCGGAAGAATCACGGTATGTCCCTCCGGCTAACAGAGTCTTGTAAAGATCATTGGTCTCTCCATCATTGAGTATATTCAGGAACAATTCATCGCCCAAAGCCGGTTTTATACTCATTTGCTCGGCTTCGGTGATGTACGCTAGAAGTTTCGTGTCGTCAACCTTGCCGATCGGTCGGCCAAGATTGATAATTTCTTTAGGGGTTATTATGTGCTCCATTGCTTTTGTTAGATTCATTGGTAACATAGACCAATGGTTGCACGGAGTAATCGCCACTTGCGTTTGCCTCTTCGTACCAATGGTCAAAGATTCGTTTGATTGCTCTCGATATGGCTCGTCGCTCTTTGGCAACATAAGAGTTATAATACTCGTAAGCTTCTGCTACCACAGTGCCACTCCACCCTGTTTTGCCTGTGCGGATAAGGTAAAATGGCTCCTGTCCGAAAGCGGAATATATGCGCTCGGTAACACTCTTTTCGGTTGAGTCAAATTTGCTGTCGAAATTGGTCGCTTCAAATGGCACAAAAGACGGTTTATCCTCATCGGCCTGATATGTTATGTCAATGATTGAGCAAGCGTTGACATCTCCCTGGAAAATATCAAGGTTTTTAGAAAAATCCTCATCGTCAACAGTACCGCCTTTAGCTTCTTCACCGTCATCATCGAGACCCAAAGCCGTGCCTTTGCGCCGCATAAGCATACCGGACATTAGAAAGTTGTTCCGGGTATTCCTATACTTCACGTTATCAAGCCCTTCGTCAGTTGACAGATTTGTTACTGCCTTGTCGTAAATGGGTTTGGGGTACTCGAAGCGACCATCCATGGAAAACCACAGAATTTGCCCCTTATATTTGTCAATGCCGCCAGAGGCGACAATTTGCGAAAGGATAACCTCCTTTATTGGATTGAATACATAGATTTTATCGACGTGCTTTTTGTCGACGAGGATCTTGTTTCCCTTTCGTGTCTTATGGCCAGTCCAGTCGGGGTGGACGTTGATGTATATAACTTGGCCATCTTCTGTTTCTTCTTCGAGGCGCGTATCCTGGAACGGAACGTGGTTTATCTCCACAATCTCACACGCCAAATTGTAATTGACGTGCAAGGCGAAGCCGTGGTATATCGCCATGTCCTTTGCCACAAGGCTGTATATGTCATCCACAGTGTCGCCGGCCCGGTTAACCACGTATTCTGAAAAATTTGTATTATTTAGGCCATTCCCCTCTATGAATGTCTGGTAGCGCTCACAGCAAGAGCCTCCGGTCGGACTATTCAATATCAAGTCGAGCATACGTTGGGGATAAAGATTATCCCTTCCGTATGCTTGGATATTGAGGGTACTCCAGTAGACGTTTGTAAGCCTTTTGGGGGATCGTTTGACATTGTTGATGTTCATGCGCCGGAAGTTTATTCAGCGCCCTTGGTGCTGTTGTTCTTCAGTCGGGTGTTGGCTGCTTTAAGTGCGCGGTTGTCTGTCTTGAGCTTTTCGTTCTCTGCATTGGCGGATTCGAGCTCGGTTTTTACCGTTTCCAATTCCATGCGGAGATTGTTCAGCTCTTCGTATTCGGTATCCTCGGAAGCAGTACTTTCAGATTTTTCTGCTAGAAGTTTGTTGAGCGTTTCGACTTGAAGCTCTAATTCTTCTTTTTCCGCTTTGAGCGCATCTTCGGACTTTGCCAGTTCGGTGTTCTCTTTACGGAGATTTTCAATCATAACTTCGGCTTCTGCAAGTTGCTTTTTAAGTTCTGCGATACCGTCTTCATCTGCAGACGTGGCTTTCAAAGTGTCAACCGTGACGTTAGCGGCTGCTTTTGCCTCGCTTTCCTTACGTGCTTTATAAGCAGCGACACGTTCCTCCCAGTCCGCAGGGAACTGAGCGAATTTGTTGATTTCATTAGGGAATTTGCTGAGAAATTCTTCTGCGATGTCGTCAGACGGCAGCGGATTAGTATAAAAACGTGAAGTTCCTACGGGATGGATTATTGCGCCACCTTTAAGTATATAGTTGGGAGTTTTAGGCATTTCTTTGTTCTTTTTAAGTGTTGAGTAAATGATTGCGTAAGCATCACGGTAGCAGTCGCTACAGCCTGTATTCGTTATTTCTGAGCCGAACATGAGTCTGTGCAACTTATCGAGAAAAAGCCGATCCGAAGAAGAAAAGCCGCTCTGGAAACGGCTTTTCATTTCGGACAAGCTTGCCATTGTTTCTTCGTAACTTCCCATAGGCAGAATTATGAGCCGCTGACGAGAGATTCAAGGGCGGTGCGGGTAGCGGATAAGGATTCTCCGAATAGATAGATGCCCGATGTTGGAGCATTTTCTTCCTGAAGGGTAGCGAGCCAACCGCCCTCAGTTTCATCGGAGTATTTGTCATCGTCAAGAGCCGTAGCATTAAGGCCGGCTTCAAGCCCATATATCTCGAAAGTGTTCTTGTTGTCAGCACCAGGAAACTTGTTTTCAAGTACCACTACAAAAGTGCCATTAGCAAGTTGGTCGATGATGTTATGCGACACATCAGGTCCGTTATCGAGGATGACGATGGAGACGTCCTTGTTGAATCGGTTTCGATATGTTCCGGCTACCATTGATTTCTTCGTGCCGGTGTAGGGGCTCTTGCCGGGAACATACATCTTGTAAGCCTTCTTGCCGGTTTTCAAAATGAGTGCTTTGACAATATTGGGATTCTGAGGGTCGCGTGTGGTCGCCTCAAAGTCGATGTCGGCATAGTTCATTATGAAACCGTGGGACTTTACTCCTTTGACCGGCTTCACGGAGCAGTTAGCTGCCAAATCGGCAGCTAACTGGTAATCACAACTGTCTGTAGCCATCTGATTCAAGAATTAGATAGCGACTTGAACGAGCGCGTCCTCACCAATGAGCGTACCGATTTTCGATGCGGCGTAGATGTAGTTCTTGCGGTCCTTGTCGTTGAATGAAATACTGAGTGAAGCGATTTTGTCTTTGTCGTTTGTGCCGACGAAAAGATTTTCCGGGGTGCAAACGATAGCACGGTGCGGGCAGTTGAGAGCGGTGCCGGTGTCCTCAAACTTCTTGATGAGGCGATCCCAAATGTCGAGAGCGATAATCTTACGACCATCATACTCCGAGAGTGTGATACCGGTTGCAACGTTCTCGAAAGGCATTGTGGTTTTGCCGTAGCGTTCCACGATGTCCGTGCGAAGAGCCTTGAACAATGAATTCGTGCAGAAGATGGCGGCACCGTCTTTATCGAAAATGCGGGAGTCTGCATCGGCGAGCATCGAATCGAAGATTTTGATTGCTGTGCCGGGAGTGAGGATGCCATTCTTTTGGTCGAGATACGTGGTCGCTGCATTGGCTGCAATTTCGGTGTGCTGGTGAGGGTTGGCAGCGATGATAGCCTGAAGGCGTTTCCACAAGCCATCACACATGTTGAAGAGTTTGGGGTTAATGCCGGCTTTAAGAATACCGCCATCGGCGATGTTCTTAGCATCCTTATCGCTAAACCACACGATACGCCAGAACATTTCCTTGATGGCTTTCTCAAGCAAAGGCATGAGAACGATGTCCCAATAAGGGGTGTCCTGAAGATATGCGCGGTCGGTGCCGGTGTTGAGCGAATCCTCTGCGATTGTGTTCTCAAGGTCCTCGTAGCAGATTTCCTTT